CTCTCCAACACTCATTAGTATTGAGTTAACAGCATCCAGTTCACTGGACGTTGCGTATGCGGGGGTTGCCATAAGAATAAAAAAAAGGGGACCGAAGTCCCCCTTATATGTTGGTTAATAATTAGATGTTTAGAATGCGCTTCCAGCTGTAGAAGTAGCGTGAAGTTCAACGCAAGCTGCTGGGTTTAGATAATCGGCACCCATAGCCATACGTCCTAAAATCACGTCTCCCTGGTAAATCACAGACACATCTCCACTCGTTACTTGAACCTGTGGTCCGATGGTCTCTACAACACCTGCAGCTTCTTTCTGGAATATGATTCCACAAGAAGTAGCGAAGTCAGTAGCATTACCGTAGCCATTGTTAAGTCCAGCTACAGAGGAACGTCCATCTTCAGTTGCTACTCCAATATAGGATCCGGCCCTATCAATTGTTGATGCTGTACCATACTTAGCCTGGAACGGAATGTTCATTGACTTATGTATTTTAATACCAGCAATTGATATTACACCAGTACCTGATTGTAATCCATCTCCCTGCTCATCACGGTTGATCAAAGCATTGGTTGATACATTCTCAATTAGAGAGTAGTACTGTCGTGGTGAGAGTACTGCTACACGTCCATCCTGACTGATTCCTTTCTCATCTAAAACTGCTGCGGCTTCAAAGAAAGCTGCCACGATCTTAGCTGAATCAAGAGCATCAGCTGCTGCACCTGAACCTGAACCAACCTGAATCTGAGATCCACCTGGCTCAACTTTTCCTGATGCGGAGATAGGGTGTGCTGCACGAGCACCTTTAACAATAGATCTAAAGATTAGTCTATCATATTTTTCTGCAAGAGCATATCCAATCTTCTTAGATATCTCTCCTCGAAGCTCATAGTGGGCAAGAGTTTCATCTAAATCATAAACGAAAGCTGAGCTGATTAAGAGATCATCAACATTGATGGTCTTCTCAGCTACTGGCGGATCTCCTGAACCAAGGATAGGAGTCCCTGGAGTATGAAATGCCGCAGACATGCGTCCTGTGTAGATGAACTGTAAACTTTTGCCTGACTTGAGCGTACGCTTCGTGACTAAATCACGAGCAATTGTGTTATGTTGGAAACCTTTGAAGAGCTCACCTGAAAATAATTTCAGATACAGAGCATACTTATCGGTTGCGCCATCATAACCTGTACCGCTAGATAGATTAATTCTACCTAATGCGGTTTGGGTAGCATTAGCCATTATAAAGAATTAGTTTTTATATTACTTGCCTAATCGATTAGTCTTTGAAATTTTTTGTTTAGCGTTTCGTCGCCACACGTGCGGCAATGGGGTATCGGCGTACCGGCCCAGAGCCTAACTAGGAAGAGATCCGACACTGAGGTGTCTCTTCCCTATTGTTCTTATGAAATAGAACGTGTGACCATTCTATATATAAGAAGATGGATAGGAGTAAAAATACCCCTACCCATAGTTCGTTTAGGTTACTCACCCAAGAGGGCTTCCTCAAGTGATTGAGGTTCCCACTCTTCTTCTTTCTTTTCTTCATCTACTCCAGGTGGTTGTTGATCACTAGGATTAGTGTCAAGTTCTTCAGGCTCTACCTGAATAGAAGGACGAGCTCCTAAATGGGATACTATTGCGTTATCCATCAGTCTTTTGCGGGTGTGAGTTCTTTGACTTCAGACTCAAGGTTGGCCAAAGAATCTGCGAGGCATGATTTTTGCCTATCGTATGCCACGTCCAGGTCTTTCTGCTGTTGCTTGAGTTCTTTGATTTGTTCATGTTTTTGTTTAACTTTCAAATCATTGAGTTGGTTTTCAGATACCACATAAACCGTACGGACAGGCGGTGTGAATAGTAAATCGAATGGTGAATACATAGTCAGTTAATTTAGAACTTAAACTTGGCACCTATCTTAGTACCATATGCTGTGTCAGTATCTTCATCTGTTAAGAATGAGATCTCTCCATACACATCTAGTTTTTCAGAAGCAGCTACGGAAGCTCCGAGCTTACCTGAGAAATCTGTAGATCCATCTGCGCCGTCAGCATTAACTAAAGCAGGACCACCTTGGACATAATATCCAAGCTCACCTACTTCACCTTCATAGCCTACGTGTAGATCGGTAGTACGGGAAGTATAATCATTACCAGTGTAAGATGCATTTGATTCAGCATTGACATAGACACCTGCCATTGCAGGAGCTGAAGCAAATGAAATTGTAGCTAGGGCTAGTGCAATTTTGTTCATGTTTTTAATTTTTGTAATTAGATAGTTTTGTGTACTTAACGCCACGATACCTTAGTCTGACTTCCTTGTCATCTTCCTTCTGTTCTTGCATGTTGCGAGTTTGAAGTTCAACTGTAGTAATCATTGGTTTTAAAAAAGGTATCTAGTCCCCGTTCCATGACTAGATTTCATGCGCCCCTATATAAGGGTGAACGGACGTTTGGGATTTAGAATATTCCTGGTATGATTTGTCCAGTAAATACATATGAACCTAAAGCTGCGATAAATCCGATCATAGCTAATCGTCCATTGGTTTCCTCTGCGTCGTGGAAATACTTTTGTTCGTCGTTCATGATAATAGGTTGGGTTTCGTTAGGAAAAAGATTGTCAGGCATTTGGATTGATTTCTATAGCCGCTAAATCAAGCGGGAAATTGTGAGCATTACGCTCGTGCATTACTTCCATGCCAAGGTTGGCACGGTTTAGGACGTCTGCCCAGGTAGGTATGATCCTACCATTGGCATCAACGACTGACTGATTGAAGTTAAAACCGTTGAGATTAAAAGCCATAGTGCTGACTCCCA